GTTGGAGGGTGTGTTATATTTTGGTAAGTTACGTTTTTCCTTGGGTTTTTGTTGTCGGGGGGCTTTGATCGGGGCGGGGTTTGGCTATGCGCGGCAATCTGGTTGAATTGGCATCGCTGGGCATTGCCTCTGAACCTACGCTACGCAGGTGGATCGACGAAAAGCCCGAAGATACGGCATGGATCATCAAGCGCGGCACCGGCAAAGGCGATCCGTATGACATCGATCTTGAAGGCGCGCTGGATGCGTGGAAGTCCGACCAGGACAAAAAGGCAGATGAGGATCGGGCGCGCAGTGCGAGCCTGAAACAACTCAGCCTCGACATGGGTTTGAGCGAAGCTGCCAAAGCTTCGGATCATGCGATATCGTTCAAAGAGCAGCAGGCGCTGCTGGAAATCGAAGTCACCGCGATCAAGCTGGGGAAGCTTCGTGGTGATCTTGTTCCAGTAGCCGGGGTGCAAGCAGCAATTGGCGATATGTTCATCGCCATGTCGCAGCGCGGCGCAAGCTTTTCAGGCCGGTTGGCCAAAAAGATCGATTTGAGCAGGGAGCAACTGAACGCCATCGACGCGCTGATCCGGCAGGATCAAGCGCTGCTGGCAGATGATTTGGAACGGATGGATTATGCTGGGGCAACAGGCACCGATGATCCCGCCGATCCCGCCATTTCTGACGGGCAAGCAAGTGATAGCGAGCCAAGCACACCTGTTGCGGCCCGTAGAGTTGTTAAAGGTTTGGCAGTGGGCCGCAAAATACCGGCACTATGACCTTGAGGTTCTGCCCTGGACCATCGAGATCATGGAATGGCTGGGTGATCCGGAAGTTTCGTTCGTCGCGCTGATGGGGCCAGCACAGGCAGGCAAAACGGAAATCATGCTCAACTGGCTGGGTTGGCTAATCAACACCGAGCCGAGCAACACTATCATAGTCCAGCCCAGTCAGAAGCTGGCGCAGACCTTTGTTGAAACCCGCGTCGAACCAATGATCGATGCGACCGAAGTGGTCAAAAACAAGCTGATGCCGGTGGCGAATGCCAACAACATCCAGCTCAAGAAATTCCGGGGCATGTTCCTCGAAACCGTATGGCCGGTGGCCAGCAATTTCGTGCAGCGGCCATTTCGCTATGCGATTGTCGATGACTTTGCCCAGATGCCGCCGAACATCGGCGAAAGCGGTGGCGAAGGCGGGCAAGGTTCGGTGCTGGGCCTGATCGATGGACGGCAAACGACTTATCTGGGTCGCGAAAAAACCTTTGTCGCATCCTCCCCTGCGGATGATGGCGGATCGGATATCGCGGCGCAGGTCATGACAGCGCATGATGCGCGGTTGTGGCCGGAATGCCCGAGTTGCGGCGAACGGTGGGAAATCGATATTGAGCGCGATCTGCGTTTCGATGAAAGCGGTGATATCGATCTGGCGGAAGAAACCGCCCATGTTGTGTGCGGTGTGGCTGGTAGCGGATGCTATTTGCCGCCGTCCGCGCGGCGCGAGATGTTGTCGCGGTTGTTAGATTTGCCTAAAATGGGCTTCGTTGCCGACAATGCGGCCGCATCGATCCGGCGCAGGTCTGCACGGATCGACGGCTTACTGACCATGACGCCGTGGACGGAACTGGCGCGGAAGAAACGGGAAGCCCAGTTGCAATGGGAGTTGCAGCAGGATGAAAGCGGGCTCCGTGCTTTTACCAACACGAAGGCCGGAAAAAATTATCGCAGCAAGCAGCTCGGCGAGAAGCCTCTGAATGCTGTTGATCTGGAACGGCTGAAGGTTCCGGGGTGGGAAATGGGTACGGTGCCACCGGGGCCGGTGGTTTGGACAATTGCGGTCGATATTCAAGCAGATCGCTTTGAGTGCATTGCCGAGGGTCACGGCCCCGATGGCGAGACATGGACGATTGATCGTTGGCCGATTGAAGTGCTGGAGGATGGGGTTACACCTCTCCGGCCCTTCCTGAAGCCTGAACATTGGCGGGTATTGCTGCCTCTGTTCGAACGGCAGTATCCGATGGCGGGGGCCGGAAAATCGCTTTCTCCTCCACCGCTATGTGTGGCGCTGGATACAGGCGGTGGCGGTGATCGCGACATTGCGACAGCGACCGAGAATGCAAAGAAATTCTGGCACCTTGCCCGCGCGGCAGGGGTGCCGCGAACACGGATCATGCTGCTGAAAGGTTCCAGCAACCCGAATGAAAAACGGGACGTGTGGAAGGCGCAAGGTGGCGATACGAAGGCAAAGGGCGGCACCCGCCGCGATGCGCCCGAAATGTGGATTGTTAATTCGCACAAGCACAAGTTCGTGCTCGATGCGCGGTTCCGGCGCGACAAGCCCGGACCCGGTTACCAACATTTTCCGGAGGACTTCGAAGAGCGCTGGCTCGACGAAGCGACGGCGGAAGAACTGAACAGCAAAGGCCGGTGGGTTAAGCGCGAGGGACGGCGGGCGAATGAAACGCTCGATCTTAAACTGTACGCCAAATTTGCATTGATCAAGCCGCCGTTCGCGCAATCGCGCCCGCATATGAAATGGGTGCCGAAAGCGTTCAGAATACAAAAAAGTAGCAGCGCGCCACAGCCCGAGGCTGCGACCGGCGGAGGGCGAACTGTTACGCCGGGCGGGACGACTGCCACGCAGCAGACCGCAGAGAAAAAGCCCGTCCGGCAAGACATTTCAAATAATGGGGCCGTCCGCCCCCGGCGCAAATCGGCGGATCGCAAGAACTGGTTCAAACGGAGCAGGTAGTTATGGCCTATACGCAAGCAGATGTGGACGCGCTCGACCGCATGATGCTCGAAGGGCTGCAAGAGGTCCGTTTTGAGGATGGGCGGCTGTATCGCCGCCAACCGCAAGATCAGATGATGGCGCTACGTAAAGTCGCGGCAGCGGAAGTCAGGATGACGGCAACCGCCGCTTCCGGGCTGAACCGCCGCCGCTTCTCAAAATTTAGCAAAGGCACGTAATGCCCCGTAAACGATCGATCCTTGACCGGTTCGCCGGTGCTGTTTCGCCGTCCTGGGCATTGGCGCGCGAAAAGGCTGCGATCAAGTTGACTGGCCTGCGTGCAGCTCGCGCCGAATATGACGGTGCCACCACAGGTCGGCGCGCGGCAGGGTGGAAGCGTTCGCTTCGCGATGCCAATGGCGAGCTGTCGGCGCGGGTCCGGCAGGTGCTGAATGCGTCGGCGCAGGATTTGGTGCGGAACAATCCGCATGGTGCGCGCGCAGCGGGACTTTGGGCCGATCATCTGGTCGGTTCGGGTATCACCTTTCGTGTGTTGCGCGACGGCAAGTTCGACCAGGAGTTGAATGATCTGGCGCGCAAGCATCTGGACAGTACCGCCTGCGATGCAGAGGGGCAGAATGACCTGTACGGGCTGCAACATTTAGCGGCACGGGCAATCGTGGTTTCGGGCGCTGTTATCGTGCGCCGACGCTGGCGGCGCGCAGGCGACCGGTTGCCTTTGCCGTTTCAGATTCAGGTGCTGGAGCCGGATTATCTCGATCCGGCCAAGGATGGGCCACTGCCTGCTGGGCACCGTGTCGCCGGAGTTGAATTCGACCTGTTGGGTCGGCGTAAATCCTATTGGTTGTATAGCGGCCATCCGGGTTCACGGCGCGCAGGGTCTTTGGTGTCGAAAGAAGTTCCAGCGAGCGATGTTGTTCATGCCTACCGCAAGGATCGGCCCGAGCAGCAGCATGGTGCGACCTGGTTCACGCCGATCATATTGCCGCTCAACGACTGGGGCGATCTGACCGATGCGTACCGGATGCGCCAGAAAATCGCCGCGAGCCACACCGGCTTTGTGATCGGCGAAGAGCCAACAGCAGGAACGGGCGATGGTAGTGACGAAGATGAACGTCTGGAAGCCTTCGAGCCGGGGCTGATCGAGTATTTGACCGGCGCAGAGTCGCAGATTGTATTTTCCAACCCGCCCAGCGTGGAAGGGATCGGAGATTTTACCAAGGTATCGATGCGCGAGATTGCAACTGGCGTTGAATTGCCGACCGCCATGCTCAGCGGCGATTATTCGGATGTGTCGTTCATTTCTGGCCGGTTGGAGCGCTTGCCGTTCCGCCGCACCGTCGAACAGCGGCAATATGCGATCTTTGTGCGGCAGTTTGGCGAACCTGTTGCTCGGTGGACGATAGAAGCGATGGCGATGGCGGGCAAAGATGTGACCGGCGTCACGATGGACTGGTTTCCGCCGCCGTTGGAAATGGCCTCGCCTGAAACAGAATTGCCCGCAGAGCGCGATGCAATCCGGGCAGGCCAAGTGAATTTGAGCGATGCGCTGCGTTCGCGCGGCATCGATCCCGACCGGCACTATGCCGAGCGACAGGTAGACAATGAAGCGCTGGATGCGGCGGGGATCATCCTCGATTCCGATCCACGCAAGGTAACGGCGGTGGGCAACCCCGTGCAACTGACGGTCGATGTGACCGGAAAGGGCAAATAAGCATGACCGAAATTTTGCTGTATGGCATCATCGGCGATACTTACGATGGGTTGGATGCCAAAAGCCTCCTTGCCCAGATACAGGCAACCGATGACGATCTGCTGCTGCGGATCAACAGCCCCGGTGGCTATGTCATGGAAGGACTGGCGGTTTACAACGTCCTAAGGGGCGTTCGCGACTCTGGTCGCACCGTCAATGTCCAGATCGATGCGCTGGCGGCTTCAATGGCGAGCGTCATCGCGATGGTCGGCGAAAATATCATCATGGCCGACAATGCCCTGCTGATGATCCATAATCCTTGGGATTGTGCCTGCGGCGATGCAACCGAGTTGCGGCGCAAGGCCGACCAACTCGATCTTATCCGCGACAACCTGATCAAGATTTACAGCGCAAAAACCGGCCTTTCTGCCGATGCGCTGAAACCGTTGCTTGAAGCAGAAACCTGGCTGACTGCCGATCTGGCGTTGGCACAAAACTTTATCACCGCAATCGATGGTGCCGACACGGCGCTGGCCATCGGTTGCGATATCCAGAAATTCGGGTTCCGAAATGCCCCGAACCATCCAGCGGTGCAGGGCATCGTCTGGGACCGGGCGGCAGCCGCCGCCTTTTTCAACCCCAAGGGAGTTATTGATATGACCGAGAAAACCCCCCCGGTGGCGGCACCTGTTGTTCAGCCCGCCGCCGTTGTTACACCGCCTGCGCCGGTTGCGCTGACACAAGCTGATGTAGATGCTGCTACGGCAACTGCCACAGCACAGGCGACCGCTACCGAACTGGATCGCGGTAACCAAATCCGTAACCTGTGCGCGCAGCATAAGTTGCCCGACGATTTCATGAACAAGCTGATCGCCGAAAAGGTGGCCTTGCCTGAGGCGCGCGCTGCGATCCTCGACAAGCTGGCCGACGCTGGTGATGCGCTCAACATAGGCGGTAATCCGAATATCGTTGTCGGTGCCGATGAGCGTGGCAAGTGGATCGACGGCGCAACTGCATGGCTGCTCACCAAATCGGGTGCGGCTAATCTGGTTGCCGGTCATGCAAAGGCGCAGGGCAAATCGATTGACCTTACTCCCGGCGAATTCCGGGGCGTGACAATGGTCGATCTGGCGCGTGAAGTGCTGGTCCGCAATGGCGTGAAAAACATTCCCCGCGACCGTAACGAGATTGTCAAAGCGGCCTTCTCACTCGGTGCGCAGAATGCGATTACCCAAACGACCAGCGATTTCACCGTGCTGCTTGAGAATATCATGCACAAGGTGTTGCAAGCTGCCTATGCGGTCGCACCAGACACCTGGTCGCGGTTCTGCGGCATTGGTTCGGTTTCGGATTTCCGGCCCCACAGCCGCTATCTGAAAGGCACTTTCGGCGCGCTCGATGCGCTGAACGAGGCAGGTGAGTTCAAAACCAAGGCCCTCCCCGATGGCGCGAAAGAAGTCATCACCGCAACGACCAAGGGCAATCTGATCAACATCAGCCGTCAGGCGATTGTGAACGATGATCTGAGCGCCTTTGTTTCGTTGCTGGAAGACATTGCCCGCGCGGCAAAGCTGACCATCGAAATCGATGTCTATGCCTTGCTTGCGGCCAACCCTCTGATGAACGACGGCGTTGCCCTGTTCCATGCCACCCACGGCAATCTCGGGGGGGCTTTGGCTCCGTCTGTGGCGGCGTTTGATGCGGCGCGGCAGGCGATGGCCAGCCAGAAGGATGTCAGCGGCAACGAGTTCCTGTCGATCATGCCGAATGTCGGTTTGTTTCCGCTGTCGCAGGGCGGCAATGCGCGCGTTATCAATGGGTCGCAATATGACCCTGATACGGCGAACAAGCTGCACCGCCCGAACATGGTCAATGGCATGTTTGCCGAGATCGTGGACTCGCCGCGTGCCACTGGAACGGCATGGTACGCCTTCGC